TATAAATATATCTAAACAAACTTAATCTCATGGGATAACTGATGCAATCATTTAAGACTTTTTTCACAGAACAAAAGAAAAAGGGATTTTACCTTCAGTTTGTTAGAACTAAAGGTTATGATGTTTTGCGTGTAAATCGTTCTGGAGACTTGCGTTGGGCAGAAGTTCGTGGTAAAAAGGGTTATGAAGGTAATCAGTATGATGCTAAAGACCCACTGCATAAAGCATTAGATGGATTAGGTAAAGCAGTAGACCTTGGGCAACTTACAGCAGGTGATACTGTGACTATTAATCCTAGACATCCACATGCAAAGAATGCCTTTGCTACAGCAGAAAGAATAATGAAGTCATGATTTCGTTCAAAAAGTTTATCACTGAGCAGAAGAATACACACATGACCCATATTGAGGACAAGGTTCTCTATGGTGGTGTAAATGGTACACGGGATGCAATCAATGCTTTGCGTTCTCTGCGTGATATGCTGGCTGGTGTAGATAAAGGTAATGTTAGTGTAAAGTGGGATGGCGCACCTGCTATCTTTGCAGGAACTGACCCTAGAGACGGAAAGTTCTTTGTAGCAAAGAAAGGTATCTTTAACAAGAACCCTAAAGTATACAAGACAGATGCAGATATTGACGAAGATGCTTCTGGTGACTTGGCAGCCAAACTAAAGTTGTCCCTAAAACATTTTGCTAATATTGGCATTAAAGGAGTTATTCAAGGTGATTTACTTTTTACAAAATCTGATCTTAAATCCCAAAAGGTCGCTGGATTGGATTACCTCACGTTTCATCCTAATACAATTGTCTATGCTATCGAAAAGGGCAGTAAGGATGCAGAAGAAATTAGAAAGGCAGAAATTGGCGTAGTCTGGCACACTACATACACAGGTGATGACTTCGAAAGCATGAAAGCAAACTATGGAGTAAACGTGAAAGCTTTGAAGAAGACACCTAAAATATGGCAGCAGGACGCTATGCTGCGTGACTTGTCTAATACTGCTACTATGTCTGGAAAAGAAACTGATAGAGTTAATGCACACCTATCCCGTGCTGGTAAACTCTTCACTGAAATTTCTGGTTCTACTCTGAGAACATTAGAGCAAAATCAGAAACTTGCACAATTGATTGAACAATTCAATAATACATTTGTGCGTAGTAATACTGTCATTTCTGACACTGACCAACATGTTCGCAATCTTATTAATTGGATTGAAAACAAGTATCAGAAAGAGATTGACAAAAGAAAATCTGAAAAGGGAAAGCAGACTCAAAGAGATGCTTTGTCTAAAACACTGGAATTCTTCTCAAAGGAGAATAAAAGAAGTCTTAAAAAGATGTTTGATCTACAAAAGGCAATTGTTTCTGCGAAACTTATCCTTATAAATAAAATGAATAGTATTAAACGTGTTAAGACTTTTTTACAAACCACCAACGGGTTTAGATCAACTGAACCTGAAGGTTATGTAGCTATTGACAAACTGGGAGACAATGCTGTCAAACTAGTTAATCGCTATGAATTTTCAACAAACAACTTTGACCCAACGATACTCAAGGGTTGGAGTAAATAATAGAGGAACGTTATAAATGAAATATCTTATTTCTGCAATTATGGCTACAACTGTAGCTGCTACTGCGGTTGCACAAGATGCCAGTGAATCCCCGCTTATGTCCAACGCAACAGTAGGTGTAGAAACCGACCTGCAAGGTAACGCAGACTGGACAGTTGGGGCAGAATTGGGAATTGCTGGATTCGGTGTAGACGCAGGATTCACACTTAATGACCGTGGTGACAATGCCGCTGATGACTATTCCGTTGGACTAGGCACAGGCATGGACCTTGGCGTGGCTTCCCTTGATACAAGCATTAACTATGCATGGGGTGCTACTTCTGGTGCAGACCTTATCGGTCGTGGTGATGGTAACACTTGGGGTGACCTGACTGTTGATCCAGAACTGAAACTTACTCCCGGTATTATCGGTGGTGAGTATGCATGGGTAGGGGCTTCTATGGACCTTGCTTCTGCTGGCGAAATCGACCTTGGTTGGGCCGGTGCTACCTACGGTGTAGGTTATGAGCATGATCTGAATGCTAATGCATCTGTATTCTGTATCTATTAGTTATGGTTGGTCTGTAGACGTTGTTGATGACGACGATGATACTACTGTCAACGATTGGACTACTACTGCTGATGGACTTAAAGTCGGCGTAGGTTTCAAGTTCTAAAATGATCGGGTTTAAAGACTTCCTCTCAATTACTGAGACTTCCTCTCCTAGTGAGGGGGAGTCTTTTCCCATTTCTGAAGCACTGTCTTTTGCTGCTAGACGTAAGAAGTCTATTGACTTTAGACGCCGCAAACAAAAGATTCAAAGACAGAAAAAAATTGCTATGAGGCGTCCTGCCTCTTTAGATAGATTAAAAAGACGTGGACGTAAATCTGCTAGAGATGTCCTTTCCAAAAGATACTATGGAAAGTCTAAATCAGGTATGAGTATATCCCAAAAACAACGTGCAGAAAAAAGACTAGATAAAGCAAAGAGAGCTACTGGTATTATCTCTAAGAGACTGTTACCTAGCAAACGTAAACTAGATGTGCAGAGAAGGCGTTGATTTTATGCTTAGTGGATTTAAACAATATCTGGAAGAGAAATCTTCTGTAGGATATTTTGCATTTGGAAGATTCAACCCGCCTACTACTGGTCATGAAAAATTAATTACAAAAGTTGCTTCTCTTGCTAGAGGCAATGACTATAGAATTTTCGCATCTCAATCAGCAGATGCTAAGAAGAATCCTTTAGAATATAAAACTAAAGTGAAGTTCATGCGCAAGATGTTCCCCAAGTATGCCCGGAACATTGTCATGGACAACTCTGTTAAAAACTTCCTAGATGCTACCATGTATATGCACAAGCAGGGTTACAAGAACCTTGTTATGGTTGCTGGTGATGACAGAGTACAAGAATTTCAAAAACTCCTTACCAAGTATAATGGTGTAGATTCCCGTCATGGTAAGTATGAGTTTGACTCCATCAAAGTTGTGTCAGCTGGCGAACGTGACCCTGATGCAGATGATGTAACAGGTATGTCTGCTTCTAAACAAAGAGCAAACGCACAGAACAATGACTTTGCAAAGTTTTCCCAAGGTCTTCCCAAAGGTGTATCCGATCAGTTAGCAAAAGAACTGTTCAATGCTGTAAGAAAAGGAATGAACCTAAATGAAAATAAAACGTTTACTAGACATGTTATGCTGGAAGCAGTTTCAGAAAGACGTGAGGATTACGTTAACGGGGAACTATTTTCTGTTGGTCAGCAGGTTATCGTAAAAGAGTCTGATGAAGTAGTTACCATCACTCACTGTGGTTCTAACTATGTTATTGTAGAGATGGACGGTAAGAATAAACGCAAATGGTTGACTGATGTAGAACCACTAGAAGAAAAAGTTTCTCAGAACCAGATTGATAGTCTAGAGAAGTTTGCTGATAAGTTACTTGCAAAGTATGATATTGATATTGAGTTTACTCGGCATTTTGTTGACCGTGTAAATGATGCCCGTAATAATCCTGAGATTAAAGTTGCTGAACTACAGAAGTTCTTTAAGAAGGTGCAGAAAGCAAAAGGTAATAAAATCAAAACGATTGGTGATTTCCAAGCTGTTCTGAAAGATGTTACTACTGACCTTAATATTCCTGCTGTTATTCGTAACAAAGGTGACGACTTTGAAGTTACTTTGAAAACAATTATGCGGAAGAAGAACTTCAAGACACCTAATAAGATTATCCAGTATGAGAACAAAGTTGCTCAAGACCCTGATGTAAAAGATAAAGATGGGACGCAACCTAAGAAGTATTACACTGGTCTGGCAAAGTCTACCAAAGCATCTAGAGATTCGCACTTTAAGAAAGGTGCTAAGATGGATGATGATAACCCTGCTGCATATGAACCAGCACCGGGTGATAAAGATGCTGAGACTAAACCTTCTAAGCATACTAAAAAGTTTAAACAGATGTATGATGAGTCTATTGAAGAAGAGAAAAGCGGACTTGCTGCAAAAGCAGAGAAATCTGGTATGCCTATAAATATTCTTAAGAAAGTATACAACCGAGGTATGGCAGCATGGAGAACCGGACATAGACCCGGAACTACACCACAGCAATGGGCAATGGCACGGGTAAATTCTTTTGTCACAAAGTCCTCTGGGACTTGGGGTGGCGCAGACAAAGACTTAGCAGCTAAGGTAAAAAAATGATTACTCTACAAGAATTCAAAGAAAAAATGAACGAAGCAAAGTCGTCTAGTGGGTATGATCTTTACCACAGAGACTTTTCTTCTGCTATGCAACATGCATACAAGCATGCCAAGGCAAAGCTTGGTGTAGATGTTGATCCAGAAGAGATTGACAGTAAAGTTGCTTCTGGTCCTAGAAAACCATCTAAAGGTAAGACAAACTCTTATCGTCTGCTGGATAAAGGTGGCAAGAAAGCAATTCAGGTTCAAGTCTATGGTATGGACAATGGTAAGTATGAACTGAACATGTATAAAGAGTCAGTTGATGTAAACGAAGAAATGGACCCTACCAAGCACGTCAAAGAAAAAGATGGTAAGTTCTGTGTCTATAATAAAGACGGTGAAGTAGCAGCAGAGTTTGATAACAAAAAAGATGCTGATGCCTATGCTATCAAGAACCACGACAAACTGATGGAATATCTTGAGATTGGCACAAACAAAATTAGAACCACTTATGCAGCAGACACTCCCGGACAAACTAATGGTGGAGTCAGTGAATTTGCTACAGGTACAGATACTGCAATTGCAGTAGGTGCTATAGGTGGTGCAGCATATGCCGCTAAAAAAGTAGGAGACCGTTTTAATCCTCAGAAAGTTGCTAAGGCAAGACAGGATCGTGCTGACAAAAGAAAAGACCGTCAAGACGCTGAAGATCAAATCAAAAAGCAAAATCAAGCAAGAAATGATAGAGCAGCCAAAGAACGCAAGTCAAGATTAAAGGGCAGCAACTAATGAAATCCTTTAAGTTTTTCTCTGAAGAATTCCTAGAAGAACAAGCAGAAATGCTGATGGAAAAACTTATTACCTTTGGCGGTAAGGCATATCCTAAGTTTGGTAATGTTCTAATCATGGCTGGTGGTGCTGGTTCTGGTAAAGGTTTTGTTCAAAGCAATCTTATTGGTATGGAAGGTAAGTCTTTTGACCCTGATGCACTCAAGAAGTTGGCAGGTAAATCTCCACTTATCAATAAGAGAGTTAAAGATGAGTTTGGTGTAGACCTGAAAGACTTAGGTGCTAAACTCAAGGTTCCTGAAAACGTTTCTAAGTTACATGCTATTATTGGTGATGCACTGAACTTGCCAAACAGAAAAGAATCAGCATTCTTTTCTTCTGTTATGTCTGCTGCTGCTGACCGTAAACCAAATATTATTTTTGATACAACACTCAAAGATGCTGGTAAGTTACAGAAACTTTCTAGTCAAGTTACAGAACTTGGATATGATAAGAAGAATATTCATATTGTATGGGTTGTCAACGATATTGAAGTTGCTAAACAGCAGAACTTGAAAAGAGACAGAGTTGTTCCTACAGAGATTTTGATTAATACTCATAGAGGTGCAGCTAATACTATGGGTGATATTCTTAGAATGGGTAAATCACTTGGTAACTATATGGACGGTGATCTTGTATTTGCCTTTAACAAAGTTGGTGTAGATACTGAACTAGTTAAGTCTAAAACACGCAATAAACGTGGTGATAAAGCTTTCTATGTTAAAGATGCAAACTATGTCTATATCAAACGTGCTGGCAAATCTTTACCACCTTTAGATACACTCAATAAACAAATGCTTGCTAAAGTCAAGGAATATGTTCCTAAAAACATTGACTGGGAGAACCTAGAACTATGAAGTCATTCGGTTGTTACATAGACGAACCACCTATGTTGGAAGAGTCTGAATACCAAGGTAAGAAGGTCACTCTTAATAATCCTTTTAGAACCTCTGGTGGACCTAAGAAGTTCTCTGTGTATGTTAAGAACGAAAAAGGTAATGTGGTCAAGGTAAACTTTGGTGACCCTAATATGGAAATCAAACGTGATGATCCTGCTAGACGTAAGAGTTTTAGAGCAAGACATAACTGTGAAAATCCCGGTCCTAAATGGAAAGCAAGATATTGGTCTTGTTACCAGTGGCGTTCTGGTTCAAAGGTAGATAACTAAAATGGCCAGCACTAATGCAGAACGCATGGATCGTATTGAAACAAAGATTGATAAACTTTCTGAAGTGCTTGTGCATATGGCACGGGTTGAAGAGAAGTTAATCAACCAAGAAGAAGACCATAAGATACTGAGAAAAGATATTTACACCATCTACGATAAACTAGCAGAGATGGAAAAAATCGTTCAAAAAAATCAGATAACTGTAAATATTATAAATAGAATCAGTTGGATAATCATTACAGGCGTGGTGGGTGGTTTTGGCACCTTAATCACCTACCTGTTCAATAAGTAATAAGGAATAAAAAAATGTCAATGAGAACTGCCTTAATGGAAATGGCACAGAATCAGTTGGATGAAAACAAAAATATCATTAAACTCTACCAAGATATGAAGGCACAAGGCAAAAAAGATCACAATATTCTTGATTATATTGGGTCTATGCCAAAATACAAAAGAATAACAAGAGATCAGATTGCTAAGATTATCGGTGACGCAAAGCGTAAGGGTATCTTCAAAGAGTCTGTTGAACTTGATGAAGCTAAAGAAGTTCTGTCTCACTTTATGAATGATAGGAAAAAAGAGCAGACTATTAGTCTTGCTAAACAAAGAGGTCTTAAAATTAAAGACATGGGTGATAAGATTGAAGTTTCTGGACCAAAGGGAAAAGTTGCGGATATGATTGCTATTCATAAACCAGTATATGTCAGAGAACGTGCTGTATGGGTGCCAGAGTCTATTGCTGATGAGCAAGTAGAAGCATTCATGGAAGCAACTCTTGCTGCTGTGACAGAAGGTGCTGATACTTTTGTATTTGAAGGTAAGTCCTACAAGGCAAAGTCTAAAGCAGAAGCAAAGAAACTTGACCCTGTAGGTCAGGCAGATGCTGATATTGACAATGACGGTGATGTAGATAGTTCTGATGACTACCTGAAGAACCGTCGTAAGACTATCAAGAAGTCTATGAAAGACGATGATGAAGTAAATGAGATTGATGGCGCAGCTTCTGGTATGAGAGCAGCAGATAAAGAACCTACTGTTAACCTCAAGGCACTGAAGAAGCGTCGTGCTGCTGAAAAGGCAAGAAAGACTGCACGTCCTAGCCCTCTTCGTGGTAAGAAAGACATGAAGTTTGAGTCTACAGAAACTATTGATGAAGCAATGTCTGGCACTTACATGACCGTTGAATATGACTATAGTGATGACTATGGTATGTTAGAACTTTACAATAATGGTAAAAAAGTAGGGGCTTGGTCTGGAGGATTATCCAGTGAATCTGGCAAAAACCCTCTTGCTATTGAAGCCACAAAACTTGCAAAGAAGCATGGTGTCAACCCTAATGGTCTGAAGACAGTAGATGGTGAAAACCCAAAGAGAACAGGTAAACTTTCTCCAAACAAAGACTTTGGTTTCCCTGTTCAAAAAGCAAAAAGAGAGTCTGTAGAAGAAGAAAAAGCAGATGAAGGTAATGGTCTTTGGGCAAATATCCATAAGAAGCGCAAAGAAGGTAAACCTATGCGCAAGCCGGGTTCCAAAGGCGCACCTACTAAACAAGACTTTAAGAATGCAAGAGGTGAGCAAGTAGAAGAAGCTGCTACCGCTCAAACTGGTAAGGATGATGCTACTACAGATACATTCCAAAAGCAAATGGGTGGTGGACGTTCTCCTAATGAAAAGACTTTTGTAGACTTGCATAAAATGGAAGTGGGTCTTGATGCTGAAAAAATTAATGATCAGAACAAGGCAAGCATTGAAAGTGCATTGAAGCAAAGTCCTGCTAGAATGGGTGATAACCTGAAGAATGGTGATACATCTTTCGTAAGTCCTTTGAAGGCAGACGTTATTGATGGTATTACTAAAGCATTACAACAAATGAAAACGAATAACTAAAGGATTAATAATATGTTGAAAGCTCCTGCATGGGCAAAGAATGCTGTTCCTACAGTGCGTGGATGGCAAAACCCAAAAACTGGTGAACTTCTGTTGGCTCGTAAGCACAGTGTGCGTCAAGTAGAAGAATGGCACAGCAGTAATAAAGTAGTTGTAGAAGCTGCACCTAAATCTGCTCCTGCTCCAATTGTTGAGGCAGACCCGGTTATTGTAGAAGCAGCACCTACTGCTGAACCTTTAATTGAAGCAGACCCGGTTGACCATGATCATACTAATATGACTAAGGCACAACTGGTAGAGCATGCTGCTAGTGTGCATGGATTAGAACTTGATGCATCTATGACTAAAGCACAAATGATTGAGGCTATTGAAACAAACTAAATAATGAAAATACTCAGTGAAAAAGTAGCAGTAACAGAAGAGAACTATCTTATTGTTGCTGCTAAACATTATAATAATCCTCAGTGTTCTAGTACTGACGAATTCTATGCTGACCTTGATCGTATCAAGTATATCAAAAGAATTATTAATCGGTATCTAGAAACTGGGGAATTATCTGAAAGACTATTGATCAACCATATTGTTGTATTCTGTAATGTATTTGGTATTGAGATTGGTGTAAAGATGATGGCAGTAAAGTTAGACTACAAATACTGGTCTGTCATTAAAACATTTTTAGTATTTTTAAAATATATTGAACCAAAAGATTTAATTGGTATTGATATGGACTCAAATATTATTAACGTTCTTAGAGAGATTTAATGTCAGCTTCTACATTTGCAGATACCATATACACCTATAGATTTTTGAAGTTGTTGGTAACTCCATTCAACAAGACCAAAGCATATGAGTTTGGTATTGTAGATGAGAATGGCAAACGGACTGACAAAGAAATCACAAATTCTGCTGAGAGAGATTCGTTTAACCTCTTCCACAGACTAGCATTTAATATGAAAAGATTGCTTGGTGCATTCCCCGGTGGTAAGTCTCGTATTGCATCCTATGTAGCAGCATTAGCACTCCTTAGAGAGAGTTATGGGGTTGATACAGAGACTGTAATAAACGAAATGACTATTGATGAAGGCGATAAAGAATCTATCTCTACACTCCTAGAAGACTACTCTGAAGCACACCATCCTAAGAAAAAGAAAAAGACTATTGAAAACGAAGAAGCTGGCACCACTACTGCTGATGTTGCTATGCCTCCTACACACATGAAGTTTAAGGCATTCGTAAGACGTAAAAAGGTAGACTAATATGTTTGCACTTCTTGGTTCTGTTCTAGGTTTCGGCACTTCCTTTGCTCCAAAGATTTTGGAGACGATTAATAAAAGTCGTGAACAGAAGCATGAACTTGCTAAGATGAAAATGTCTGCTGATATTAAGATGCAGATGCAAGATGCTGAGTTTGATCATCTACAAGACATGGCTCACCATGAAGAACATAAACGTCTTATCGAACATGATATTGCTATCTCTAAAGAGACAGGGTTCTTTGCAGGACTTAAAAAAGGTGTGCGACCAATCATCACATACTGTTTCTTTGGTTTCTTTCTGTTCTATAAAATAGTCCTTGTAATGGAAGCAATGCGGTCAGGACAGGACATGGCAGCAATATCTGATGTAATATGGGATCCTCAATCTCAATCCATCTTTGCAGCAATCATTTCATTTTGGTTTGGTTCAAGGGCTGTAGAAAAATTAAAATAGGAATATATTATGTGGACAGTGTTAGATGAAAAGTATGATATTAAATATACTTTCCTAGACATTGATGACAAATTGTCATCTGAAATAGAAAATGATATTAGAGAATCTGGCGACCAAGTATTCAGACAGTCAAATGCTAAAGCAGACATGACTGATTGGAAAAGCACTTTCAAATCTTTTGCTGCTTTAGAAGAAAAAATTAATCAAGCAACAAATAAAGCATGTATTTATGACAATCATTGGGGATTAATTTATAGGGATGGTGACCATGCTATTCCACATAATCATGATGTTGAAGGTGACATGTCATTTTCTTTTATTTTCTATGTATCTACACCTGAAGGGTCAGGAGAACTTCATTTCGTAGAGGATGATATTTTTGTTACCCCCCAAAAGAATATGTTAATTATATTTAATTGCCAAGCATCTCACCAAGTTTTTCCTAATACAGTGTCAGGTATTGAACGAATTGCCACAGCTGGAAATGTGTTTTGTGATTGACAATGTGTAAAAAATAAGATAGTATAAGTAATACACTAATTACACAAATCCATACAAAATAAGAGGTACGTTCTATGACAAACGGTCTAGACATGAGGGATTTTTTGTCCCAAACTAAATTCTATGAAGGTTATTCACGGTACATTGACGACGAAAACAGATATGAGAGTTGGGATGAATCTGTTGACCGTGTAATGGCAATGCACAAAGGTTATTATAAAGATAAGATGTCTACTGCACTGGCAAATGAAATGGCAACTGCTAGTAGTGCATATAAAGAAAAACGTGTTCTAGGCGCACAACGTGCTTTACAGTTTGGTGGTGACCAGCTGCTTAAACATCAAATGAAAATGTATAACTGCACTTCCTCTTATGTAGATCGTGCATCTTTCTTTGGTGAATATTTCTATATTCTTTTGTGTGGTGCAGGTGCAGGTTTCTCTGTCCAGAACCACCATGTTAATAAACTCCCTGCTATCCAAGAACGTAAGAAGCAAGCAAAAGGTTATATCGTAGAAGATAGTATTGAAGGTTGGGCTTCTGCTCTGGACGTGCTTATGTCATCTTACTTTGTTGGTGGTGGTAACTACCCTGAGTTTGAAGGTCGTAGAGTATTCTTTGATATGACTAACATTCGTCCCAAGGGTGCAAAGATTTCTGGTGGATTTAAAGCACCGGGTCCAGATGGTCTGCGTCAGGCACTTGACCGTATTGAATACCTTATTCAAGGTGTTGTAATGGGTTCTAAGGAACCTGTACAGTTACGTCCTATTCATGTCTATGATATTGCTATGCACTGTGCTGATGCTGTTCTGTCTGGTGGTGTGCGGCGGTCTGCTACTATCTGTCTGTTCTCTCCTGATGATACAGAGATGATGAATGCCAAAACAGGCAACTGGTTTACTGATAATCCACAACGTGCAAGGTCTAATAACTCTGCTGTGATTGTTCGTAAAGAAACTACCAAAGAACAGTTTATGGGTATTATGGACAGCATTAAGCAGTTTGGTGAACCCGGATTTGTATTTGTAGAATCTACTGAGCATACAACTAATCCATGTGTAGAGATTGGTATGTTCCCACAGATTGATGGTGAGTCTGGTTGGCAGGGTTGTAACCTGACAGAGATTAACGGTGGACTGTGTGTAGACGAAGAGTCATTCTACAAGGCATGTGAAGCTGGTGCTATTCTTGGCACACTACAGGCAGGATATACAAACTTTACATACTTGCCTGATACAACAAAAGCAATCTTTGACCGTGAAGCACTTCTTGGTGTGTCTATCACTGGATGGATGAATAATCCTGATATTCTTTTTGATGGTAAGATTCTAGAAAAGGGTGCAGAGATTGTTAAAGAGACTAATAAAAGAGTTGCTGAGTTACTTGGTATTAATGCTGCTGCTCGGACTACTTGTGTTAAGCCTTCTGGCAATGCTTCTGTACTCCTTGGCACTGCAAGCGGAATTCATGCTGAACACTCTGAGCAATACATTAGAAACATTCAACTGAACAAAGACTCTGAAGTTGCACAGTTGATTGCTAAGACTAACCCTAACATGGTAGAAGACTCTGTATGGTCTGCTAATGGAACTGACTTTGTTGTCTCGTTCCCTATTACACCCAAGCAAGGTTCTATTCTGAAAGACAAACTTATTGGAACTGACCACCTTGACTTAGTTGCCAAGGCACAAAAGCATTGGGTAAACACTGGTAAGAATCCAGAACTATGTGCAGACCCTACAGTATCACATAACGTTTCTAATACTATTCTAGTAGAGGATTGGGATGATGTTGCTGAATATGTTTATAGCAATAGGGATAACTTTGCTGGTATTTCTTTCTTGTCTACTTCTGGCGATAAAGATTTCAATCAAGCACCGAACACTGAAGTTCTCGACGCTGAGAAAATGGTTGAAAAGTATGGAGTGGCTGCTGTATTAGCATCTGGTCTAGTTGTAGATGGTCTACAGGCATTTGATGACCTTTGGATGGGTTGTATGACTGCACAGGGATATGGTGAAGATATCTCTGCTGAAAGTTCTAAGAACACACTGAAGAAAGATTGGGTGCGTAGGTTTACAGCATTTGCTGATAAATACCTTGAAGGTAATCTGAAGAAAACTGAGTATTGTTTGAAAGATGCATATCTTGTGCATAAATGGGAAAAGATCAAAAGGTCTTACACTCAAGTAGAATGGATTTCTGAGTTATCAGAAAAGAAGTTTACTGATGTAGATACTCTTGGTGCTGCTGCGTGTGCTGGCGGTGCCTGTGAAATTGACTTTTAAGGAGAGTATATGAAATACCGTATTATCTGTGATACCTGCGAAGTAGAGAGTGTAGTTCATCTAATCTATGATGAACCACCTAACCACTGCCCTTATTGTGGTTCTGAACTCACCGATGATGAGATTTCAGAATATGATGCAGGATGTCTTTGTGACTAATATAAGTAACCTCAGTTGAAACACACTGGGGTTATTTTTTTATATGTCTGAGAAATATTATGGTTGGTATTATGAATTTGGTGAGTATGATCCTGAACATGCTCCAGAAGAGTTTGTAGGGTTCGTCTACAGGATACAAAACCTAGACACTAACCAGAAGTACATTGGTAAAAAACTGTTCTGGAACCGCAGGAAAACCAAGGTAAAGACCAAGGCTGGTGGAACTAAAACAAAGTATGTTACCAAAGAGTCTGACTGGAAGAGTTACTATGGTTCAAACAAGCAACTTCAGGAGCAAGTCCAAGAAGTCGGTGGTGATAAATACTACAGAGAAATCTTAAGGTTCTGTAAAACTAAAGGTGACTGTTCTTACTATGAAGCAAAATATCAGTTTGAATATAATGTGCTACTAAGGGATGATTACTTTAATGAATATATCCAGTGTCGGATTAATGCGAAACATTTGAAAAGAGACGATGATGAA